GGCGCTGTTCATCGGCACGCCGAAGGGCGTCAACCGGTTCTCAGACCTCTACGATCAGGCGCAGCGTGACGACGACTGGTTCGCCGCGCTCTACACCGTCCTCGAGACCGGCGCGCTGCCCGAGTCCGAGATCGAGCTGGCCCGCAAGTCGATGCCCGAGAACGCGTTCCGGCAGGAATACCTGTGCGACTTCGCCGCGGCCAACGAGAACGCGCTGATCCCGCTGACGCTGGCGATGACGGCCCGTGGCAAGCACCTTCCCGAGACGGCGTACACCCACGCGCCCAAGATCCTCGGCGTCGACGTGGCCCGGCAGGGTGGCGATCGGTCGGCCATCATCCGCCGGCAGGGGCTGGCATCGTGGACGCCCGTCACCCTGCAGTCGAACGACTCGATGGCCGTGGCCAGCCGGGTCGCGCAGGAGATCCAGCTCTGGAAGCCCGACGCGGTGTTTGTCGACGGAACGGGTGGCTACGGTGCCGGCGTCATCGACCGGCTGCGCCAGCTCGGCTACACGCCGATCGAGGTGCAATTCGGCGGCAAGGCCAACGACCCGCGGTTCCTGAACAAGCGGGCCGAGATGTGGTGGCTGACCAAGGAGTGGCTGGAGCAGGGCGGCGCGCTGCCCGACGTCATGGAGCTGGTGCGCGAGCTGTCGGCCCCGATGTACGAGTTCGACCGCACCCGCGGCGTGTTCAAGCTCGAGCCCAAGGAGGACATCAAGGAGCGCATCGGGGTCAGCCCGGACCTGGCCGATGCCCTGTGCCTGACCTTCGCCCAGCCGGTGGCCCCGGCGTGGTCGATCCAGGCCAGCCGCGACATGCCGGGCAACGCCCGGGCGGTGATCGACTACTCGCCCTTCGGATGACTGTTGCATCGGTGATGCTTTCGGCGCATCATCCGCCCAAACTGTTGACCGGATCGCAACGATGTGCAAGCCGAAAGCCCCGAAGGCCGCCCCGATGCCGCCTCCGCCGCAGGCCACCACGCCCGTGACCGAGGACGAGGCCGTCATGCGTGAGTCGCAGCGCGAACGCCGCCGGGCCGCGAGCCGCTACGGCCGGCAGGCGACGATCATGGCCGGGGCCGCGCAGGCTCCGACTGGCCAGACCAAGACGCTGCTGGGTTCGTAAGCGATGGCCTACACGCCCGCCAACGGTGAGCTGTGCAAGCGCTGGAAGAAGCGCGCGGCTCACATGAAGAACGAGCGGACCAGCTACGAGACCCACTGGCAGGAGCTGCAGGACCATTTCGCGCCGCGCTCCGGCCGCTGGATTCGTGGCGACCGCTACTCGGCGGGCGAGCGTGGGCGCAAGCGCAACCACAAGATCATCAACGGCACGCCGCTGCTGTCGGTCAACACGCTGGCCGCCGGCATGACGTCTGGCAACACCAGCCCGGCGCGTCCATGGTTCCGGCTCACGACGCCTGACCCGCAGCTCGCCGAGATGGGCGCGGTCAAGCAGTGGCTGTTCGCGGTCGAAGCTCGCATGCGCGAGGTGTTCAGCAAGTCGAACCTGTACCGCGTGCTGCCCACGATCTACCGCGACATCGGCGTGTACGGCACGGCCGCCATGGTCGAGCTGGAGGACGACGACGACGTCGTGCGCTTCGAACAGTTCGAGATCGGCAGCTACTGGCTGGCCCAGTCGAACCGCAAGCGCATCGACACGCTCTACCGCGAGTTCCAGCTCACGGTGCGCCAGATCGTGCAGGAGTTCGGCGTCGACGCCTGCTCCGAGCGCGTCAAGAACATGGCGAAGAACGGGCAGTGGGAGACCTGGATCGACGTCTGCCACGCCATCGCGCCGAACGACGAGCGCTACATCGACGGCGAGCGCTGGGACATGCCGGTGCGCTCGATGTATTGGGAAGCCTCGGGCAACGAGGACAAGATGCTGGCCGTTCGCGGCTTCGAGTCGAGCCCGCTGCTCGGCTGCCGCTGGACCACGTCGGGCGAGGAGGTCTACGGGTCAAGCCCGTGCATGGACGCGCTCGGCGATGCGAAGGCGCTGCAGCTCAAAGAACTGCGCAAGGCCGAGGCGATCGACAAGGTGGTGAACCCGCCGTTGATCGCACCGACCAGCCTACGGAACCAGCGCGTGTCGATGCTGCCGGGCGACATCACCTACGTCGACAGCCAGCAGTCGCAGGCCGGCCTCAAGCCTATCCACGACTGGCGTCCCGATCTGAACGCGATCGGCGAGGACATCATGCGTTCCGAGGAGCTGATCCGTCGGGCGCTTTACGTCGACCTGTTCCTGATGATGCAGAACGACACGCGGTCGAACATCACGGCGCGCGAGATTCAGGAGCGACACGAGGAAAAGCTGCTGATGCTCGGCCCGGTGGTCGAGCGCGTGAACGACGAGCTGCTGGACCCGATCATCGACCGCACGTTCGACATCCTCGTGCGCAAGTCCCGCCCGTACTGGGAAGGCTTGCTCAACGGGGAGCCGCTGATCCCGCCGCCGCCCGAGGAGCTGGCCGAGGTCGACCTCAAGGTCGAGTTCATCTCCGTGCTGGCGCAGGCGCAGAAGGCCGTCGGCCTGTCGGCCATGGACAACCTGTTCGGGTTCGCGGCCTCGCTGGCGCAGATGAACCCCGGCGTGCTGGACAAACTCGACTTTGACCAGGCCATCGACGAGCGCGCCGACATGCTGGGCGTCTCGCCCCGCATCGTGGTGCCCGACGACAAGGTGGCCGAGATGCGCGAAGCGAAGGCGCAGCAGGCTCAGCAGGCGCAGGCGATGCAGCAGGGCATGGCCATGGCCGAGATGGTCGGCAAGGCTGGCGGCGTCAAGGTCGACCAGACGACGGCGCTGGGCCGTGCGCTTGACGTGGCCGGTGCCGGCCCGGTGGGCATGTAATGCGCGCCGCGACCAAACCGCACGAGGGTCGCGCCAAGGCTGAGGCCGAGCGCGTCGAGAACGAGCAGGTCGTCGCTGACCTTCGCGCGGTCATGGACCTGCCCGCCGGCCGCCGCTTCATGTGGCGCACGCTTGGGGCCACGGGCCTGTACCGCTCGAGCTACCACCCGAGCGCGCTGATTCACTTCAACGAGGGGCAGCGGTCGATCGGCCTGACGCTGCTGGCTGAGATCACGGCGCACTGCCCTGACCAGTACCTCAAGATGCAGGCCGAGGCCATGGACGCAGAGCGCAAGGCCGCCGAGCGACTGGCTGTGGACAACTCAAACGAGGACCGTGACAATGACGACTGAAACGGCAACCGCCGCCGCCGCGGGTCAAACCACAACGACTCCCGCCGCCGCCGCACCTGCCGCTGACGCCCCGCCGGCCACGCTGCTGACGGACGCGTCGCAAGATGCAACTGCTGCGACTCAGGATTCCCCGGGGGAGGGGACGGGCGAGGGCCAGGGCGACAAGCCTGCCAGCGATGGCGGCGAGAAGCCCGGCGACAAGCCTGCCGGTGCCCCGGAGAAATACGAGCTTGCGCTGCCCGAGGGCATGACGCTGGACGAGGCGACCTTCGCCGCTGCTGAACCCGTGCTGCGTGAGCTGGGTCTCAACAACGAGCAGGCGACCAAGCTGGCATCGGTCATCGCGGAAGTGCGGGCCTCGGAAGCTGAGGCGTTCGTGCAGCAGGTGCAGGAGTGGGGCAAGACCACGCAGGCAGATCCCGAGATCGGCGGCAAGGCGCTCGAAGCGACCTTGACCGAGGGTCGCAAGGCGCTGGCCAAACATGGGACGCCCGAACTGCGCGCGCTGCTGGACAACACTGGGCTGGGCAACCACCCCGAGGTCGTCCGGTTCTTCGCTCGCGTGGGTAAGACGATTCTGACCGAGGACTCGGTCGTCACCGGGGAACGCTCCGGCGGCACGAAGTCCATGGCGGAAAGGCTCTACGGCAACAAGTAACACCTTCCTCTCAAAACTACCGGAGACACAAACATGCCCGTTATCGGCGGTCAGAATCTGACCCTCACTGACATCACCAAGCGCCTCGACCCGGACGGCTCGGCTGCCGCCATCGCCGAACTGCTGTCGCAGGAGAACGAGATCCTCGACGACATGCCGTGGGTGGAGGGCAACCTCCCGACCGGCCACCGCGTCACCGCCCGCACCGGCCTGCCGGAAGTCGCGTGGCGCAAGCTCAATCAGGGCGTGCCGGCTTCCAAGTCGACCACCGCCCAGATCGACGAAGCCTGCGGCATGCTGGAAGGCTTCGGTCAGGTCGACAAGGACCTCGCCGAGCTGAACGGCAACACCGCGGCGTTCCGCCTGCAGGAGAACATGGGCTACATCGAGGCCCTGAACCAGACCATGGCGTCGACGCTGTTCTACGGCGACACCGCGGCCAACCCGGAGCGCTTCCTCGGCATCGCCCCGCGCTTCTCGACGGTGAACATTGCCAACGCACAAAACGCCCAGAACGTCATCGACGCCGCCGGCACCGGCACGGACAACACGTCGATCTACCTGGTCGGCTGGTCGCCCAACACGGTCCACGGCATCTACCCGAAGGGCTCGCAGGGCGGCCTGATCCACGAGGACCTGGGTCTCGACACCGTGACCGACGCCGCCGGCAACCGTTACCGCGCCTACCAGGACCGCTACCAGTGGAAGTGCGGCGTCGCCGTGCGCGACTGGCGCTACATCGTCCGCATCGCCAACATCGACATCTCGGACCTGACCCGCAACGCGGCGACCGGCGCTGACCTGATCGACCTGATGACCCGCGCTCTGGAGCGTATCCAGTCGCTGTCGGGCGTCACCCCGGTGTTCTACGCCAACCGCACCATCCGCGCGTTCCTGCGTCGCCAGACGGTCAACCGCGTGGCCAACTCGACGCTGCAGTACGACATGGTCGGCGGCAAGCCGGCGCTGCGTTTCGCCGAGGTGCCGATCAAGCGCGTCGACGCCATCCTGTCCAACGAGGCCCGCGTGGTCTAACCCGGAGAAAGCAAATGATCCTCGACGACTTCAACCAGTTCTCCCGCCTGCAGGCCATCACGGCCACCGCAGCCTCGGCTGACACCATCGACCTCGGCCCGCTCAGCGGCACGCCGACGGCCAACCTGATCCGCGACATCGGCGTGGGCGAGACGATTTACCTCGTCGTGCGCGTGGGCCAGGCGTTCAACAACCTGACCTCGCTGACGGTGGACGTGCAGACCGACGACAACTCGGCCTTCTCGTCCGCGGCTGTCGTGGCCACCACGGGCGCGATCCTGCTGGCCCAGCTCAACGTGGCCAACCGCGTCGTCCGCGTCATCCCGCTGCCGCCCGGCAACTACGAGCGCTTCGTCCGCCTGAACTACACCGTCGCCGGCACCGCGCCGACCACGGGCCAGGTCGACGCGTTCTTGGTGAAGGACATCCAGCAGTGGCGCGCCTACGCTGACAGCAATCCGATCGAAGCCAACGCGTAACGGAGACAGCCATGACCCAGTACCGCATCAAGGACCTCGCGCCGCCTCACTTCATCGGGAACCGCATCGTCGGCCCCGGCGAGGTCGTCACGCTGCCCGAAGGTGTCAAGGCTGGGCAGTGGCTGGAACCGCTGGAGGAGCCGGCTGTCGAAGCGGCTCCGAAGGGCAACAAGCAGAAGGGGCGGGGAGCCGCCCCC